ATTATAGCTTGGATGATGGTATTTCTGCCACGCCATTTTCGACTACAGTCGGAACCTCAGCAAGTACTACAGTTACAGGGCTTTCTCCGAATACCACATACTATGTGCGTGTCGCTGCCCGAAAAAAGAGCAATCAGGTATATGGTGAATCCAGCACCGTTACGGTCAAAACATTGGGTGGTGCGATCATCAATAGCTGTCCGACCATTACCGCCGATGCAGCTACAGTCACATTCAAACCCAACGTAACCGTATATGATGCATCCTTTTCCTGCTATTTGTCCATCTGTAATGGGTCAACGGAGTACCTCGCACTTTCGGCAAGAACTTGGACGAAAGGAACGGCTGACCGCACCATAACGCTTTCCCAAACGGAACGGGCAGATCTACTCGACGCGATGGCAAGCATCAAGTCCTTTACGGCCACAATCAAGGTAGTGACCAAAAGCGGATCTACCCAGATCGGCAGTGCCTCTACCTGCACCTGCACGGTGCAAACAACAGCGGCAAATTCTGCTCCGAGCATGACTGCATTCACCTACAAGGACAGCCGTTCTGCCACTTCTGCAATAACAGGCAATGATCAGCTGTTTATCCAATCCTATTCGTATTTGTATGTCACACCTGGTGTTGCCACGGCGAAGAACGGTGCGTCCATCGTCAAATATGCCGCCACCTGCAACGGTGTGACCTATTCCAATACTACAGGCGCTGCACTTAACCTTTATGGTGTTGCGAAGTCCGGCACGGTGGACGTGGTGGTTACAGCTACGGACTCCCGTGGCTATACCGTCAGCAATTCACAGCAGATTACGGTTATTCCGTATGCCAAGCCAAAGGTATCGGAAATCTCTCTGCGCCGCACCAATGATATTGAGGCAGAAATGCAGCTGATTTTCAATGGCAGTATTTCTCCAATCACCGTTAATGGAACACAAAAAAACAGTCTTTTGTATGTGCAGTACCGTTATAAGCTGACCAGCGCAAGCAGCTACGGCTCATATACGAGCATCCTTGCGAATGTTACCCAAAGCGGTACCAGCTTTTCCTACTCCAACCTGGAACTATGTAGCCTGGATGCCAACTCGTCCTATGACTTCCATGTCTACATTCGAGATCAGCTGAACACGCTCTCAGCAACCAGTCTTTATTTCACCGTTCCCCAGGGAACGCCTTTGCTGGCTCTGCGAAAGAAGATGGTGGGCATCAACACACCAACACCAGATTCAGCACTCCATGTAGTGGGTGACGGTCATTTCGAGGGTGATGTCAATATTGAGGGTGATGTCCGAATTGCAGGAACGCTAACCCCAGATAACATCGATTACACCTTCGATAAGCCATATTTCGGCGTTTGCGAAACCGCTGCTGCCACCGCCACCAAGGTCGTGACCTGTGATGAGTTTCAACTGAAAAAGGGCGCGCATTTGGCTGTGCAATTCACTTATGCCAATACAGCATCCTCTCCGTCCATGAATGTAAACGGGACCGGCGCAATTGCGATCTGCGGTGTGAGTGGCTACTATGTTTCCGCAAATATGTGGGCAGCCAATCAGATGGTGCATTTTGTTTATAACGGCACCTGGTGGATTGCTTTGAACTGTCTTCCGGCATCTACTGCTCGATACGGCATTACCATGCTATCAAACAGCGTCAACTCCACCAGTCAGTCTCTTGCAGCCACACCTTATGCTGTCAAACTTGCGTATGACCGTAGTTCCTGGGACAGCATCTCGCTGACCAATGCGTTGGCAATTGCGTACGGCGGCACAGGGGCAACCACGGCAGCGGCAGCTCGGACAAATCTGGGCATTACGTGTACTTCACTGTATAGCGGAACGCTGACCACAGGCAGTACGACATTCAACTATGGTTCTTACAAGGCTTATGTCATTATTGGTCAACCGAACTCAACTTCTGCTCGTGTCAGTCTCTTTATTCCCAAAGGGCAGCTGACTACCACCGCAACTACCTATCAGCTTGCGGATGAAACCAATTACTACACCTTCAACCTCTCATATTCTGGCAGTACCGTTACGCTTGCCTATAAAGGCCGTAGCGGTTCAGGACAGGTTTTGCGAGTATTTGGTGTGAACTAAGGAGGACGCTATGCAAATTGTAACGGATGAACAGGGCTTCGTACTCAGTTTTGCTTATGTTGGCACTCTGGTGGGAGGCATTGATGTGCCAGAGCCAGAGGACATCGAGCAGTTTCTGCATCAGTTCTATGCCTACCAATTTCAAGACGGGAAACTGGAATACAATAAGGATGCTTATGAGGCTCATGTGACCGAGGAACTAAAATCAGAATACCGTCAACGCCGAGAGAAAGAATGCTTCTCAGTCGTCAACCGTGGTCAGCTTTGGTACGAGGGTATATCTATAGCCCAACTGCTGGAACTGCGCCAATGGTACAAAGCGTGGCTCAATGTCACGGAAACAATGGTCGTGCCGGAGAAACCGTCATGGCTGGAATAAAGAATTTGGGCATCCGCAAGGGTGCCTATTTTCATATCAAAATATGAATTTCAGGAGGAAACGGCTATGGATCTCACTGCACTGGCGGCAACGATTACCGCTCTGGGCGTTGTGTTCGGAGCGATCTTTGCCGTCCATAAATGGTTTCTGAAGCAGGAAAAACAGGACAAGGACATCAAGGCCATCAAGGAAGAGCAGACCGTGTTGGTTTACGGTGTGCTTGCCTGTCTGCAAGGCTTGAAAGAGCAAGGCTGCAACGGTCCCGTGACGGAAGCCATCAATCAAATCGAAAAGCACATCAACAAACAAGCCCACAAATAAGAGGAGGAATTTATTATGACTGACATTACCGTAATCCCCGCACTGGCTGCCATCGTGTACACCATCATCGACATTACAAAAACCGCTATGGGCGGTGACGAAAAGTTCAAGCGTTTCATTCCGCTGATCGCTTGTATCCTGGGCGGCATCTGCGGCGTGGTCGCATTCTACTTTGTTCCCGGCACTATGGGGACAGAGAACATCCTCGTTGCCATCGTTCTCGGTGCTGCAAGCGGTCTGTCTGCAACTGGTACCAACCAGGTGGTCAAGCAGCTGTCCGCTGGCACTACGACTAAGAAGGAGGTAACTGACAATGAATCTGCGTAAGTTGCTTTTGACCGAAAACGCCTGTTATAAGGCGGGTCGCAAAATTACCGTCAAGGGCATCATGGTTCACTCCACTGGTGCCAACAACCCCAACCTCAAGCGGTATGTCGGCCCCGATGATGGTCTGCTCGGTGAAAACCAGTACGGAAACCACTGGAACACCTACCACCCCGGTGGCAGAGAGGTTTGTGTTCACGGCTTCATCGGCAAGCTGAAGGACGGCTCTATCGCAACGTACCAAACTCTGCCTTGGGATCACCGTGGTTGGCACGCCGGTGGCTCTGCAAATAATACCCATATCGGTTTTGAAATCTGTGAGGACGGTCTCGCTGATGGCGCCTATTTCAAGAAGGTGTATCAGGAGGCCGTTGAACTTTGTGCGTATCTCTGCAAGGAGTTCGGACTGACCGAAAAGGATATCATCTGCCACTCCGAGGGCTACAAGCGTGGCATCGCATCCAATCACGGAGATGTCATGCACTGGTTTCCGAAACACGGCAAAAGCATGGATACCTTCCGTGCTGATGTGAAAGTGCTGCTTTCTGCCGGTACAAACTCCGCTCCGGCAGAAAAGCCGCAGGATACCCCTTCCGTGGAAAAGACCATCTGGGACTATCTTTACGGCAAGATCGGCAACGCCTACGGCACCGCGGGCTTGATGGGCAACCTGTACGCCGAGTCCAGTCTCAAGCCCACCAATTTGCAGAACACCTACGAAAAGAAACTGGGTTACACTGATGCAGCCTACACAGAGGCTGTGGACATTGGCTCCTATGGTAACTTCGTGAAGGACTCTGCTGGGTACGGTCTGGCGCAATGGACATACTGGTCTCGCAAGCAGGCTCTCCTGGAGTTTGCCAAGTCCAAGGGCAAATCCATCGGCGACCTTTCTATGCAGCTTGATTTTATTTGGAAGGAACTGACCGAAGGCTACAAGGGTGTTCTCGACACGCTGAAGTCGGCTTCTTCCGTAACGGAAGCATCCACCGCTGTGCTGACCAAGTACGAGCGTCCTGCTGACCAGGGCGAAGCTGTCCAGGCAAAACGGGCATCCTACGGTCAGACCTACTATGACCGCTATGCTACCGTTGAATACCCTGAAAAACTGACTTCCGGTTATTATCGTGTGCGTAAAACCTGGAAAGACAGCAAATCCCAAATTGGCGCCTATCGTATTCTGAAGAACGCAAAGGCAGCAGTGGACAAGCATCCAGGCACCTTTGTTTTCACTAATGATGGTGTAGCCATTTATCCCACGGAGGACGCGGTCCATGAAACCTACCGCATCCATACGGTGGTCAAGGGCGATACTCTCTGGGATATCGCAAAAGCATACCTGGGCAACGGGTCCCGCTACCCGGAAATCAAGGCCCTCAACAACCTCAAGTCCAATGTCATCTACAGCGGTTGGAAGCTGAAAATTCCGAACTAAGCACGAAGCCCATCGAGCCATTCCGGTTCGGTGGGCTTTCTTTTTTTTGCCGAATTTGCTGATTATCCGCCAAAACGCCATCTTCGTTTCCATTTGGCACTGAGGAGAGAACCTCCTCAGACAGGAGGATACCAGTTATGACGGATTTACAGAAAAAGCAGATTGTAGCCATGAGAGAGCAAAAGGCTACTTATACAGACATATCTGATGCCCTCGGCATCCCGGTCAGCACCATCAAGACCTATTGCCGCAGGATCGGCATTACCACTGACCGAACCCCAAGTAAACCTTGCTGCAAGAACTGTGGCGCAGAATTGACCAATACCCCTAAAGCCAGGCCTCGGCTGTTCTGCTCCGATCACTGCAAACAGACCTGGTGGAATAAGCATCGCAGGGAGCGTGTCAGCGCAAAGATTATTCCGCACACCTGTCCAACGTGCGGAAAGGTGTTTGCAGACTACAGTGGAGCCAACCGAAAATACTGCTCCCAGGAGTGCTATCGGGAAAGGGGTGTGCGTGATGGACAGTAATGCTTTCCAGGCTCTTATGGGGTACAAATCAGCAATGGCGCAGGCTCGGTTGATGCTCTCCAAAGGGCTGATTACCGCTGCGGAATACGGCATAATTGAGACAAAAATGTGCGGGATTTTTGGTATCAATTTTGGTAGTTTATATCGCGATAATGACTGGATAAATGGGGCAAGTGACGGTAATATAGCACCTGTGAAGGAGGTGGTATAATGCCAAAAATCGTTACGAAAGTTGCTCAAATCCCCAAGTTGCAGCGAAAAAAGCGGGTCGCAGCCTATGCCCGTGTTTCTTCTGGTAAAGATGCAATGCTCCATTCGCTGTCTGCCCAGGTCAGCTACTACAATGACCTAATCCAGAAAGAGGACGGTTGGGAATTTGTCGGTGTGTATTCCGATGAGGCCATCACGGGCACCAAGGAAGCACGCCCTGGTTTCCAGCAGATGCTGGAAGAATGCCGTAACAGAAAAATTGATATGATACTCACAAAATCCATCTCCCGCTTTGCGAGAAATACCGTGACGCTCCTTGAGACCGTCCGTATGTTGAAAGCGTTGGAGGTGGATGTCTATTTTGAGGAACAGAACATCCACACCATGAGCGCCGATGGCGAACTGATGCTGACCATTCTGGCATCCTATGCCCAGGAAGAAAGCCTATCCGCCAGTGAGAACCAAAAGTGGCGCATCAAGAAGAACTTTGAGGAAGGAATGCCCTGGAATGGTCGGATGCTCGGCTATCGAATGCGGGACGGTCAATATTACATCATTCCAGAGGAGGCGGAGATCGTTCGGCGCATTTACAGAGAATACCTTGAGGGCTCCGGTCCGAACCGGATCGCAGCAGGATTGACTGAAGATGGTATACCTACAGCTATGAACGGAAGCATATGGCATCCGCAGACCATTGCCAAAATGCTCCGAAACTACAGTTACACAGGAAACCTTCTCCTGCAAACAACCTTCAGCGAAAACCACATAACCAAGCGGATGCTCAAAAACACTGGGCAGCGCCCTCGTTACCTCGCAGAAGAGACCCACGAGGCAATCATCCCGATGGAACAATGGCAAGCGGTTCAGGAAGAAATTGCACGGCGGTCAAAAAAGCACACCGCTACACCACCGGCAATGGAGAAATTTCCATACACAGGACTGATCCAATGCGCCAAGTGCGGAAAAAACTTCCGCAGGAAAACAACGGCAACACGAGTCGTTTGGATCTGCTCTACATTTAACACCAGGGGCAAAAAATACTGCGCCTCAAAGCAAATCCCAGAAGCGACACTGGATGCTTTGGTGGCAGAGGTAGCCAAGAAACCCTCAGATATCAAGAAAATCACAGCCGATGACGGCAACACGCTCCACTTCCACTTGGCGGATGGCAGTGTGGTTACCCGCATTTGGGCAGACCGCTCCAGAGCAGAATCCTGGACGGCTGAAAAGCGCGAGGCAGCAAGACAAAAAGAGATAGAAAGGAGACAAGCCGAATGGCACGAGCAATCACAGTAATTCCTGCCACCAAAGATAAATTCACGGCACTGCCAACCGCATCCATTGCCAAGCGAAGGGTCGCAGCCTACGCCCGTGTGTCAACGGACAGCGATGAGCAGTTCACCAGCTATGAGGCCCAGATTGACTACTATACGCAGTACATCAAAAAGCGAGACGATTGGGAGTTCGTAAAGGTCTACACCGATGAGGGTATTTCCGGTACGAACACGAAACGCCGCGAGGGTTTCAATGAGATGGTGGCTGATGCCCTGGCAGGAAAAATCGACCTCATCGTAACCAAGTCGGTCAGCAGATTTGCGAGAAACACGGTAGACAGCCTTGTTACTGTCCGAAAACTGAAGGAACATCATGTGGAGGTATTCTTTGAAAAGGAAAACATCTACACCTTCGATAGCAAAGGCGAACTGCTGATCACCATAATGTCCAGCCTTGCCCAGGAGGAAAGCCGGAGCATTTCCGAGAACGTCACCTGGGGGCAGAGAAAGCGTTTCGCTGACGGCAAGGTCACGATGCCCTTCAAGCATTTTCTCGGCTATGACCGTGGTGAGGGCGGTGTCCCCGTCATCAATGAGAAAGAGGCCGAGGTTGTGCGGATGATTTACAGGCTGTTCCTTGAGGGGAAAACAGCGGCGGGCATCTGCAAGCACCTTATGAGCCTCGGTATTCCCACACCTGGAGGCAAAACCAAATGGGTTCAGGGTACGGTAATGAGCATCCTCCAGAACGAAAAATACAAGGGTGATGCGCTCTTGCAGAAGAAGTTCACGGTGGATTTCCTCACCAAAAAGCAGAAGGTCAACGAGGGCGAAGTTCCGCAGTATTATGTGGAAGGTAGCCATCCGGCAATCATCACTGCGATGGACTTTGACAGAGTGCAAGCTGAAATTGCTCGCCGTCAGCGCCTGGGACGCTCCTACAGCGGTTCGAGCATCTTTGCCAGCAAGCTGATCTGCGGAGACTGCGGGGGCTTTTACGGCAAAAAGGTGTGGCACTCCACGGATGCCTACCGCAGAGAAGTATGGCGCTGCAACAGCAAGTTCAAG